CCTCCAGCAGATAACAGACTATTTGTAAGTGGTTCACTGGATGTCAATCTTACTGACAACAAGATATATGGTATTCCTTATGGCACATATAATGATGAAGTTACTACATTTGACACAGTAGCACAGGTTTGGACAGATGCAACACAAGGCACACTTATAGAAGTTTATACGCCACCAACAGAAAATATTATACCAGTTTTAGATACAACTGATGCAACACAAGGCACACTTACAATTGAAGACAATGAAACTTACAGGTATAGAATGACTAATCCAAGATTGTTCATGCCAGGTAATTTAACATATATGCAACGCACTGGTGCAAGCACATATGTCAATAATGCAGAACTAAATGATGAAAGATATCAGATAGCAGGTTATGAAAACACAGAAGACAGCTATGGTGAATGGCCAGTAACTACTGTTAGCACAAATGGCAGTGGCTATGTAACAGGTTTTAGTTATGACAGTGAATTTCCTGGAGCATTTCCTACTGCAAATGACGTTTTGTTTGAAGTAGAAGCAGTGCCAGACACATATACACCACCAGCACAAAGTGTTGCAAGTCAACAAGACAACTGGGACTTGGATGATGCTTGGACATCTACAGCATATGTGGGTGGCAGTGGTAAAAAAGAATGGCCTGATCATGTAACACCAAGTACTGCACAAATTACGCTGAACTCACCAACTATTGTAAACAAAAGTCAAAATGGTATAAAGTATTCACGCAAAAGTGGCTTTACAAAATGGACACTGGAAGTTGAATATCCACCAATGACAAAAGGAGATTTTCAGATCTTTCATGGTATTGCACAAGCAGCACAAGGACAAGCAGTGCCCTTCTTGTTCAAATTAAACAACAAAGATGGTAACAACATATTGTGGAAAGAATGGTTCAAGAACACAGATGGCACAATACTACCACTGTTTAAAGAAGATATGGCAGCAGTAACTACAACAGCATTGTTTGAAGGTTTTGCAAGTGATACAACTCAAGCATTTGCTAGAGGTGAAGTTATAGGTTTAAATGGTGCAAATGACAATGGTGATTTGCACACAGTTTTAACTGATGTTGATTCAAATGCATATGGTGAAGCAAAAATACGTATTACATATCCTGTAAAAGAGGGCAACACCAAAGGAACTCAAGCACGTAAAAAACCAAATAGTTGTGTAGTAACACTCAACAATGATGATTTTACATACAGTGTGGATCACATGGGATATTATTTGGTAAGCGTATCATTTGAATTGGACAACTACAAATGACAATGACACTAGACCAAATTGTAGCACAGGAAGTAATTGAATATTATGATTGTGTTGCTGTGAATATAGATAGCACACACAATTATTATTACACACAAGCACCTTATAACTTAACACTGAGTGATGGCAACACATACGTTGCTGCAGGTGGCTTATTAAAAATGAGTGAGTTTGTTGACAATGCAAACTTTAGTATTGAAAAACTAAATGTAGGTTTAGCAGGTATTGTAGATATGCAGGGCAGTGACAGTGCTTTAATTACAATACAAAGCCTACAATATATAGACAAACCTCTTACAATATACAGAGCCTTTATTGTAGACCACGCAGTAGAACACCAAGTTGTGTTATACAAAGGTTATATTGATAACATTACAGCAACGTTTGTAAGTGAAGGTGACAGCACACAGGTAGAAATACAAACCAGCAGCCATTGGACAGACTTTGACAGAGTCAGCAGTAGATACACAAACACCAAAAGTCAGCAGGAGTTTTATCCAACTGACACAGGTTTTGCTTATGCTGTTGATGTGCAAAAAGAGGTTGTTTGGCGTGAAGCAAGTTAATCTACTTAAACTTGGCCTGTGGCTGGGTGCAAAACAAAACCAACCCTGGGTGCGTGGTCAAAATGATTGTTGCACCTTATTCCTGGAATATCATGATCATATGACTGGTGAGAATCAGCTGGATACCTTCAAGGGTAAATACAATGACTTAAAGAGTGCAATTAGATGGGCAAGAGAGTTTCCCAAGGTGCATGAATGGTTTCCAGCACATGGTTATGTGCAGGTAAAAGTGCCATTAGATGGGGATATAGTTATGGTTCACAACCACAGATACTTTCCCAGCAGTTATATTGTATGCAATGGTTATGCATGGGGTATAATGGATGAGGCAACTAGGATGACCAGACATGAGCTTGAAGCTCCTACAGTAGAATACAGTATTTGGAGATATAAACATGGGTCTTGATCCAATAACAAAATTTATTATTAGAATTGCTATTGCTGCATTCAGCTATATGCAACAGCGTAAAGCACAAAAGAAAGCTGAAAGACAAGCACGTGCAGCACGTTCTAATGTTCTAGTAAACAAACAATCAAACAATGATCCAATATATCCACTGTATGGCAGACAGCGTATGGGTGGCACACGTGTGTTTATTGAAGCCAGTGATGGTGCAGGTAATATTCAGCAAATAACAGTGCCAGATCCAGCAGAGCCAGATAAAACAGAAGTAACAAACACAACACACCTAAACATGGTGTTGGCTATGTGTGAAGGTGAAGTAGACACCATAGAAGAACTTTGGTTTAATGATACAAAAGTTTGGGAAACAGCTGATGGTGGAACAATCACTGCAAACAGTAGTGGTGGTTATGATTTGGGTGGCTTTAAGAGTGGCACAAAGTTTAGCAACACCAGTTACACCATGAGTTGGTATCCAGGAACAACCACACAGACTGTAGACACCAGAATGCAAACAAGTGTTGGCAGTGGTGTTTGGCCTTCAACAGCAAGATTACGTGGCATAAGTTATTTGGCAATGGTATTAAACGCAAGTGCTGATTGGGGAGGCAACTTACCAACATTTACAGCAGTGTTGGCTGGTAAACGTATATTAGATGTAAGCACACTGGTGACTGGAGATACTGATAGTAGCCTAAACAGTGGTAATTATACTGTGGGTGCAGACCAAAACCCAGCAGATGTACTGTATGATTTGCTGATCAGCAGAGAGTTTGGCAAGGGCTTGGACAGAGATGAAAATGAAGACTATCAGGCAGGACTACACATAAACTTGGCAAGTTTCCAACAAGCAAGAATTGATTGTGCTGCATCACGTGGTGGTAGTGGTTATAAAATAAATGGCTTCCTACAAACTGAAAAACAAATCTTTGACAATGTGGGTGAGATATTGGAAACATGTAATGGTATTATATTGTTTAAGAATGGCCTGTATGAACTACACATCAAGAAGAAAGATCAACAACTAAGCCTGCCTGATAGTAAAATCTTTACAAGAGATAAAATTATTGGTGAGATAAACTTTGGTATGCAAGACAAATCACAAAAATTAAACAAAGTTACTGGTGTATTCAACAACCCAGTAACCAAATACAATGATGATATGGTTGTTGTAAAAAGTGATGCATATATTACAGAGGACAATGGCAGTGTATTGGAAGCACAAGAAGATTACACAATGATAACTGAAGAAGCTATTGTGAGTGATTTAATTACACAAATGATGGATATATCACGTCAAGAACAAAGTGTTAAAATGGAAGTATCACACAATGGCTTGTTGCTTACAAGTGGAGATATTATTGAAATAAGACACCCAGACTTTGGTTGGGGAACTGGAGCAGGTGAGACACAAAAGTTTTGGAGAGTGCAAGAACTAAAATTAAGTGAAGAAAATACAGTAGAAGTAACTTGCACCACATACAACAGTGCATTGGAGTTATAAATGAGTATTATTAGTTTGAACAAAGGCAGTGTTAGCCATTTTATACCAGAAGGCAGAGATGTTAGAAGTGGTCCAAATGGTGTTCTGGGAGATTTGGTTATAACAGGCAATGAAATCAGCAATCCTAATGGGCCTGTTGAAATTGCAGATGAATTAGAAATAGGTGGCACTGGATCACCACACATTGAAAGTACACAATCACTTACTATTGATGTAACAAATACACTTACAATTATTGCTAGTGATATAGATATGGAAATAGATGGTGGTAGTTATTAAAAATGACAGTTTATATTGTAACTATTCAACACAAAGATTATCATGAAGAAATAAAGAACGTTGTATTATCAAATGGAGGTAGCGTAAAAAATGAGCGTCCTTCATTAGATTGTGTTACAGTATATAAACTTAATGAAGCATCACTTGAAGCACTACTACAAAATAATAATGTTTTAGAAGTTATACCAGCAGAAGATTTCAATCTACAATATGAACCAAATGTAAATTATGGAGACATATTTTTCAATAAAAATCCAACAGGTAGTGATGATACCAATTGGGGTTTGGCTAGAC